GGTCCTGGGCTTCGCCCGCCACATCGCCCATACCATACCACTTCTCCCGGATTTCCTTCTCCGAGAACACGGTCATGTTGGCGGTGCGGTTGATGGCGGCCCAGGCCTGCGCGCCTTTCATCTTCTCTTCTTCGGTGAGATTCTGGATATGCGGCCAGATGACGGTATAGACGCCGTCCCCACCCGAGGGCTTCGGCAGAATGTTGTAGGCCGAGAATCGATCAATCGTCTCCCGCACGAGATTCGGCTCCAGGTGCTGGACCTGGCGCCCGGAGACCTGGTCCACCCAGTTATCTCGGTCCTGCGTCGAGGCCATCTCCCCTTGCTCCGAGCCCACCAGAATCCGTTTCGGCACGCCGATCGTGCCGGCGATCTGCGTAATCACTGCATCGGCCGGAGGGTTAAAGTTCGCCACATCTGACCCGAGGCGATTGACCTTCACGCCGCGCGTCGTCATGAAGCGCACCATGTTGTGCTGGTACTCTTCCCCCAACTTCACGAGCTTTTCCCGCTCCTCTTTCTCCATGTCCATCGTCGGGTCGATGTCCATGTGCATGCCGCCGTTCGCGCGAATGAAGAACGCCTCCGCGCCGCCACCCGTTACCTTGTCGAGGTCATCCAGCAGATTCCAGCACTTCTCCAACGCCGGTTGCCCGTAGACCTCGTTGTCGAGCTTATCCTCCGCAACATGAATGACTCGGCTCCAGTGAATCGGCCGCTTCAGTTCCGGTGCGATGATGTCGAGGCGACGGAGCTGATAGTAACGAGGGAGACCGAACCGGGCGTTGGAGGGATCTGTTTCGAATTCTCGGATCGTGGCGTCAGTGTCCACATCGCCCACCTGCCGACTGACCCCAATACCAACGCCCGGTCCACCGCCTCCCGAGAAGGGCGTGAGATACCAGAGATCCTGTGGCCCGCGTAGCTGCGGAATTTCCTGCTCCACGTCGCCCGGAGCGCCAATCAGCAGCACCGCATAGGCTCCGAGGCGGGAGAGCTTATCGACGCGCAGCAGCTTCTCTTTGAGCTTCAGGTCTCGGCGCTGAAGCAGCTGGCCCCATGCCTTCTCGAACGCCGTGGGCGTAGCCCCCATGCTCGTCTTCGGGTCTTCCTTGATCTGCATATCCCCACGCCAGCACGCCTTCGGATATACATCCACAATACGAGCGGCCAATCCCCCGCGCACGTATCGGTCTCGGTAGTCTCGCGCCGTAATGATGCGCTTATACCCGAACAGCTCATACGTATCCCGCTGCCCGCGAAACGTAATCCCTGCCGACCGCAGCCAGAGCACGCGCTCAAGCAGCATGGAGGTGGCGGCTTTGAACGCCCGCTCCAGTATGCGCGGCTCTGGCTGCGAGGCATCGAGGGTGGCACGCACGAGCGCACGCGGCTCCGCCTCTGCTGCGACTTGCGCCGCGACAGCCTCCCGGAGTTCTGTGCTCGGCTCGCTCATGCCACCCTCCCCGTCGAACTAGCCCTGCTGCGTCGGCGCACCGAACGCGAACGCCACCGACACCGCATCCCCACCGATGACCGTGCAGGTGCCCTGCGCGACGATGGTGGCTGTCGTGCCGTCTGCCTTCGTGACCGTCGCCGTTGCGCTGAGCTGCGCGGTGCCGGGATTGCCGGCCGTGACGACGCCACCCGTCCCATCTGGATTGACGGTGACGGCGGCGACGGTCGAATCCGACGACGCAACCGTCACGCCCGCGAGCGGCTGCGAGGTGGGTGCACCTTTCGCATCCACCGCCGCGAGGGTGAAGGGAATCTGCTGCTGGTCGGTGATCTGGACAACCTGTGGACTCATGAACGTACCTTCCTTTGTGTCGAAACGGAATACGAGTGAGGGAGATGAGGTGGCGCCTCCCGCTCTCTGCCCGGCCGCGTAGCCGAGACCGAAGAGAAGGAGGAGCGCCACGAAAACCGCAAGGGCGATGGTAGCCTCAGCCATGGTGGAGCCTCGTGAGGAGTCTCGCCGCGAAAACTGGAATGCGGAATCCGTAGACCCAAGCGCGACGGCGGCCAGTCAGCTGGTAGACGTAGGTGAGCGCCTCCAAGGTTGCCTCGACGTCGCAGCGAGCTTCGGCTTGGATGACGCACTTCTGCGTGGCGAATTCCCGGCGATAGAACTGTGGCCATGGCGGAAAGAGATAGGCGGTGGCGTCGGAGGTGTTATTGTTGAATCGGGTGCCGAAATCCTCTGCCGGAACCTCGGGACTTGTGACGCCTGTCGTCTCGGAGAAAGACTCGATGCGTGTGGTGGCGGGACTCATCATGCTAGCTCCGGAACCCGGTAGAAAACTCGGCCATGCCCGCACTTCGTGACCCGGCACATGACCCGCCGAACCGGAATCGAATAGGCTCTCAAGCCACGCACCATTGGTTCGCCTTCCGCAGCGCTTCAGCCGCATACCGCGTTCCATCAATGGTGTGGTTCTTCTTCTCTGCTAACACATTGGTGGCTTCACCTGTCAGCGCGTCTTTCTTATAGGCGTAGAGAGTGAACTCATCAATGACGTGCTTGCAGCGCGGGTGAATCGTAATGTCGAACGACTGGAGGAACTCAATGCCCTCCTTGACACTACCATTTCCCTTGATGCTCGGCTTCAACCGAGGGAAGCCGTGATCTTTCATGTAGCGAATCGTCTGCGGCTGCGAGGAGTCCGCCGTGCTAATTCCGGTCCTCGCGCCTGGCAACTTACTAAAATGCTCTGGGAGATCCTCAATCTTGACGCCGATTCCCCATGTTTCGTAGTCAATCATCAACTGACGTTTGTTCTTCGGGTTCAGCCAGCATCGCACTCCGGCTGCCGGGTCTACGCTGTATCCCCAGTCGAACCCGTAGCGCAACGTGACACTATCCGGAGTATCGAACGCCGCGACGGTCCAGTTCTTGAACACTCGCGCCTCGGAGTTCTGTTGGTAGTCCCCCAACCATACATGCGCATAGTGATCCGCATCTCGACCACGATCAAACTCCATCTCTGCCGCCAGAACTTTCGACAGATACGGGTTGTCGTGATAGTTGACGCGAATGACGATGCTATCTGGCGGCGCGGTTTCACTACGCAACAGCTTGTCGATTGGATCGGTCGGCTGATCCGGGTTCCACGTGAACCATAGCTCGCTGCCCGGCTTTCGAATCGTCGGCCTCAATAAATCCAGCGAGCGCTGCGACGCGCTCTGCGCTTCCTCGAACCAAGCAATGTCGAAGCCTTCGAGCGATTTGATTCCTTCTGCGGTTTGATTCTTCATCCCGCGAAAGAGAATGACGCCGTCGTGCGGCGCTGAGATATAGTTCGTGCGCTCGATGAACCTATCCCCCAGCCCGAACTCCGCAATACGGTCCACGAGGAGTTGCTTGACCGAATCGTCCAACGTCGCCTGATGTTCGCGGACGCAGACGGCTCGCGTCGAAGCCATGTCGCATCGCGCCAACAATAGCTCCGCGAATCCCCACGACTTCGCGCCGCCACGGCCGCCATACGCGCCTTTGTAGCGCGAGGGCGCGAGGAAGGGAAGCAACGCCTGCGGTAGGTCCACGTGTGAATGCAGCCGACGACGGCGCAACTCCGCCTCGATACGCGCGAGTTCGCTGATCGCGCTGGTGCGATTCGCAACAGCGGTCACGAGCAACCACCGTCGAACCGCAGGACGCTAGTTCGGTTTTGAACTAGGACCATGCGGCGATGTCTTTCTTTCAACATCCATCCGCGTGGTCGCAATCTTTCGGAGCTTCGAGTTCAGCGTCTCGCTGCGGGCGAGGAGTTCGGCATCTGAGAGCGTGGAGAGATCGAGGTCGCTATCCCGTATGTTGATGGTCGAAGACGGCCCGTAACCAGTGATGGCGAGAAGTTTGAACGCCGTCTCGCTGCGCGTCTTACTGTCGCCTTCCATCAAGACATCTTCGATGGTGTCAATACTCAGCTGTTGAAGTGCGAGTAGGTGCCGTGCGATGCGATTGCTGTCGAGGGTATTGCCCTCGGCGTGGATGACGCAGTAGGTCTCCCCTTCGACGGCGGACAACTTGCACCGCATGCCGTTCGTCTTCTCCCAGCGACACTGTGTTTTGACAGGCGAATCTGTGCGATTCTGTGTCGCAGGAAACGGGATGCGGGCGTCGTCGTGGAGGGAGCCGGGCACGTCGAGATAGTAGATACGCGAAAGAGAGGCGGAAGGCAAGACTTAACTTTCTGGTGGTGAACGTGGAAGTTAAGTGGGCTTAACTCGGGGAACGCGTAGTGTTGGGTTAGGGAGGGCGAGCAACGAATACATGGGAGGATTGGAATCTTAACTTCTTAACTTCTTAACTTATATCTAGAAGGATAAGAAGGGAGGGACTACGCCACTCGTATATCGGGCGGCTGCGTGTTTCTCCGGGAAGTCTTAGAAACACAGGTTAAGAAGGTTAAGTGGGTTAAAGCCGCGTGAACGTTGCACGCGTTTTTAAAATCTCACAAATTCCCCGAGGTTAAACGACGGAGTCCGCCACCCGACGCCCGAACCCCGTAATCCGTCAACAACTTACAGTTTGCCACTTTTCGGCTCCAACCACACTGCCTCAATAAAGCTCCCCAATTTCTGCGCTTCCCTTGCTCATTTAGGTCGATTTCGATGGACGTTTCGCGATCGCGTCCAGGTCGCCCTCGGTCAGCGGCTCAGCCATAATGGGCCTCACGTTTCTTAGGTTTCTGGCGACAGTCCTGCCAGCCGGCGCAGCCACTAACGGTGCAGACCAATCGACACCCATGCCGATTCGTGCGCCTGCTGACGGTCGGGAGACCAGTTAGCCATTGGATTTCACCTTCGGGAGAAACTTCGCCTTCACGTAAGGTCGCAGCGTGTCAGTCACGTCGAACTTGCGGCCGATGACAAGACGTTGAGTTGGTCCGAGCACTTCGACTTTAGGCGCGAAGTAGAACTGGCCTGTCAATGTGCTGCGATAGAGCACGTTTCGCTCGAACGTGCGTTTCTTCCCCTTCCCGCCGGACGGATCGCTAGCCATGAGAGGCCTCCGATTCTTCTGCGAGGAGTTTGCCGAGCGTCTGATGGACCCACTTCGCCTGCGCTTCTGAGAGAGCCAGCGACTGGTCGCCAAGGACGAACTTGATGCGGTCGCCGCTCGCGGTCGTGACGCAAAGTGAGACACCGTTCATGTTCCGGTCTGCATACGGAATCGCGTCACGTTCAGCGGCTTGCGCGCTTCGGATGCGATCAAAAGCGTTCATCCCCTCCCCCTTCCTCCCGCCGACGTGGATCGCAGCGTCCGATAGAAGTCATGCACACGCGCTCGGCCGCTAGCCGCAGATTCTCCGTCGTCAACGTCTCCAGCGCCTCCCGCTGGCGGGCGAGGGTGTCTCCGCTCTCACGGCACTCGCGTGCCGCAGTGCTCAGTAAGGCGATCAGATGTCGCTGGCCCTCCTGAAGGGTTGGAATTGTGACGATTTTCGCCCAGTCATCCGAGGCAGTCCGCAACTGTCTCGCCGCATCGTCGAGTTGTCCAGCCAGCTCGCGGATCGCCTGCTCGCGCTCAGCCGAGGGATCGGGGTCAGCCATCTGGTTCGCCTCCGCTTGAAAGCCGCAGATTCCGTCAGCGCCGTGCGCGCACTCGCACTCGACTACACCATCGACGACGATCTTCCCGTGGCAGCGCGCCGAGGGATCGTTAGGCATCTTCGCCTCGCTGTTCAGATTCGAGGCACGGATGTTTCTCGCGTTCCTTCAACAGGTCCATGTAGTGCTCCATGACTGATTGACTCGGATCGACAGCAGCGCGCTCGTGCGCGTCACGCCAGCACCTTTCGCACGCGCCTTGATGCGGCTTCGAGAAATGCGGCAGAGCCGAGGGATCGTTAGGCATGGGAGTCCTCCACATAATCCTGGCAGCCGCAGCGCGTCTCCGGCGTGCGCGCGCCTTGGGTCGTAAAATTCGGCGTTGGCATCGGCGTCCGCGACAGCGCATAGCCGCCAACCAGATCGAAGTTCTCGTTGTCGCCAGTGGCGGACGGCTTGCGCGCGATCGTGCCATCGCCGTTCACGGACACTACATCCGTGCCCCACGCTTGGGGATTCATCGCGATTCCGCTCGTCCCGTTCGCGTTACAGAAGAGCCAGGTCAACGGGTCGTTGGATTTCACGCAGAGCCATCCGGTCATGTCGTCTCCTTGGGGTCAGCTGATTCTCGCACAGCGGACGGGACGGCGGGGAGCGGGAGCCAGCCGATTGGGCCTGGACCGTAAACGATGCCGGCGCGTGTGACCGCCCATCCACCTTGTCCATGATGCCAATAGCCCTCTCCCTCGTGTCCACGGCCAGTTACAGACACGGCAGCCTCCTTCATCATCATCATCGACACATCCATCCTTCCGTCGTTCTCTAGTCATCTGTCGTTGTCGTTGTCGTTGTCGTTGTCGAAGCCGGATTGCCGAATAATCCATCGCGTTGCGATTCGCCCCGAATCCAGCCCTTCGTGACCTGCTTCTGCCGGTTCGTGACGGTCCCTCGGCGGAAGCCGAGGAGCTGGAGACAGGCTGCAATCCGCTTACTGCTCGTGTAGTCCTGGCGCTCGCGCAATATGCCCACCATCTCGAAGAGTTCGTCCGGGGCAATGCGTCGTGGGCCATCCTTCCCCAGGTTCGCCTCGAAGATGGCTTCCCACGGGTCTTCCGCTCGCCGCCGTTCCTGCTGGATACGCGCGACACCCCACAGTGACTCATCGAGGCGAATCGAGGCTCCGGCCTTGACCCTCGCGTAGGCTTCGGCCCAGAGCTGATCTCGGTGAGCTGTGATCCACGCGATATCGAACACCCGGATTCGGACGGGCCAGAAACGCCGGTTGCCCGTGATATCGGTGAGATACTCGTAGGAGTTCGTGGTGCCGATGATGATCCATTGGCGCGGTTGTTCGCTCGGAAGACGGCCATAGGCCATCCGCACGGGTCCGTCCACCTGTCGGCTCAACATCGCCTTCAACGCTTCGACGTTCTTTGGGGACATTCCGGAGAGGTCCGACGCCTCGATGATCCACTTTCCCTGCGTCATCTCAATGATTTGCTTCGCCTCGACATTCAACGGCAGGTCGTCGCTGAACCAGCTCTCCTCGGGACAGAGTGCACGAAGCGCACTACTCTTGTTTAATCCCTGCTGCCCGCTTTCTAGCACCAGCATCTCGTCGAACTTGCACCCCGGCTCCAGAATCCGTTTCACGGCCGCGAGCAGGACAAGCGATCCAACCGCCTCCGTGTACTCGCCCTTTCCCGCTCCGGCCGCGTCAATCAACCACGTGTTTAAGCGCGGCGTCTCATCCCACTTCAACGAAGTCAGATAGTCGAGCACCGGGTGGTAACTGTTCTCATACGCCGTGTCTTCGAGAACGTCATAGTACAACTCCTTAACCGGGAGGAAACTGAATTCCTGCTCCATACGTAACCGGATATGGTTGGTCAGCCGTTCGTTAATGACACCCCGGTGACCGTTGTACGTGACGTGCGCCTTCTGAGAGAACGTATTGAAGGAGAATACCGCGCCCATCTTCTCGAAGGCGCGGCGGATGTTCTCTTGATTGGGCGCAATGTCGTTCTTCTTGTCAGTGAGAAAGTCCTTCGACCCGAGCCACTGAAGCGCCCGGTTCACGATCTTCTTGCCGTCGTCGCCGAGGAGTTTGGCGAGCTGTCCGCGTCCGTGAACTTTCTCGCTTCGTGCGAGCCGTTGGGCCGTCGTGCCCACGGCCTGGGCAATATCCTTGACCTCGTTATGCGTCGCCTCTGCGAGCGCTTCGCCCATCATAATGGTTTCTTCTTCCGTGCAGCCGCATTGAAGAAGAAACCCGGTCAGCGCGAGGCGCGTATCGTGGACGAGCTGGCGATGTTGAAGGTGGCTGAGGAAGAGACAGGAGACGGCGTAGAGCACAAGCCGTCGAGGAAGGGAATCGGCGTGGCCGATAGGGCCATTATTGCGAAGGGTAATTGACTCGCCATTCGGGTGAATGGAGGGCGGCGACATGGTCTGGAATCCGGGTGTCTTGTCGGCCTTCGCACACCGCAGCTCGACAAGCACCTTCCCATCGATATCCTCATACTTCTTCGATTCGCAGACCTCACTCACCGTGTAGAAGGCGTGCGAGACGGGCCGAGAGGCGCGGCCGAAACCGAAATTGGTGTTGGGGAGAAGACGCGGTGAGAGCGGAATCCCATCCGGCCAATCGAAATCGATATCGACAAGAAACTGGCCAGGTTTAATCTCGACGCCAGTGATGATGCCGACGTTCTGGCCGTCGCGGTAGTCTTCTGGCGTATAGGTTTTTGTGGTCCAATCTTTCTCGCGTGGACCTTTGGTCTTTGTGGCGTAGTAGACGAGCTTGAATCCCCGCGCCTGGTAGTCGGAAAGCCATTCGGGAGCGGTCGTGGCCGACGACTTCTTATTCACGCAAGTTCACCCTCATGCGTTCGGGGGCGTCTCTGAAGAAACGGCGGAGCGCGACTCGTGGAGGGTGAATCCGCCGAGCCGCGCCCGCCTCCGCTCCGTCCGAGACTCCCCGTCGAGGTCCGAAGCGGCGAGAAGGATACGGGGAAAATCCTAAAAAGGCGAGCGGAAAATACCCGACGAACCCAATAGATTCAAGCACTTTCGTGTTCACTATCGCGCCACGAACGCGCCACGAACCGACGAGTGTGCTGAAAGGTTAAGAAGTTAAGAAGTTAAGTTGTGCCACTTCTCAAAATAGTCCTTGACTATTCGAAACGCATAAGCGAGACTCGCGGACCGACGATTGACTCGAAGGGCTCGACCTTTAACAAGGAGACGAAATGGCAACGTTCACGCTCTACAAGGAAGGCAAGAACAAGGCACTCTATCGCCAGGAGGGCTCTCGTGCCTCCGTGCGCTTCTCGACACTCATGTTCCCGGACGGCCAGCCGCCACAGACCGTCGAAATCGGCGGCGATGGGGTGTCGTTCGTGGAGCCGACGCCGGGTGGCGGCCCATCCGTGCCGGACGACGTTCGCGAAGCTCGCGCGAAGATCAAGGCGTTCAATGCCGAGCGGCGTGCGACGCGCGAAGCGGCGCGAGCGGCGAAAGGGATTCCCGCGAAGAAGGGTGCCGCGAAGAAGGGCAAGAAGTAACAACGCGATTCGGGTGAGTCGCGGGCCGGGAGCACCCAAACTCCCGGCCCGTCGTGTCTACGAGCGGATGGAAGGGTGGAAT